GATTCATTGAAACCAATCAAACTTCCTTCAGGACAAGATAGGATTTACAAATACAATCGGAGACATCCAGAATTTGACATTAAAAAAATAACACCTGCAGAAGCATCATTTATATCTAGACATTGGTTGAACAATATTCTCGAACCAAAACAAATTTGCGAAGAAGACAAACTAATTATTGAAAAAATAAATTCTTTAGAAGATTTTATTCAGAACCAATTTACAGAACACAAAGAATTTGATGTTGAATATTTGGCTTGGACTCCTCAGTGCATTACAACAGATATATTATTTATTATAGCAATAGAAAGATACGAATCAACCGATATCTTACACATATTAATTAACTCACCATTTTGGGAATCAAAACAAATAAGTACAGACTATTTATTAGAATCTTTAAAACAATATTCTAATTCAAGAAACAGGACATTAAATATTGACGACTTTTTAGAAAATAATGTAAGATACAAGCTAACTTGGAAAAATTTTAAATCATAAATTTTAGTTTAAATATAAAAAACTATTTAAATTAATGAAGAATAGTTCGGATTGTTACAAAGATACAATGACAACTACCTTGTTAGAATTAACAAAACAACCATTAATATTAAAAAAAACCAAAAATGTTTATTGCGATAATACCCAATTTTTAAAAATAGAACGAGTAAACAGTTATTATATAGAAAATCATAAAAAATACACATGGATGAAGCTATGGCGTGGAAATGTTTTTATATACGGAAATCCGTTTAATGACTATTCATTAATATAATAATTTAATTATAAATCATTATATTACAATATTGAGTTAAAATGAACAATACTCCGTTCAAAATGATGACTGGTGCAGAGACAAATGAACTCAATGTTCTAGAGAAGGAAGAAGTTGAAATAAATGTTACTTCGGCTATAATGACATTTATGAGTTATGCGATAAAATCATCATCAATGTATGTAGAACACTCAGGAAGAACAATGATTACAACAGATGATATCAAGCGAGCAATGATGGTAGAAGTATTTATGTATTTTGAACGCCCAGATTTACAAACAAAAGTGGAAGAATGGAGAAATATTTTATTGACTGAATCAAATCTAAGTGAAGAAGAAGAATCTGAAAGCGAATGTGAAGAAGAAGACAAAACTGAAGAAGAGACAAAAAATAAGAAAATATGCAATTGTGAAGTTTGCGATTTGATGAACACTATCAAAGATAAATGGCAGTATTATAATCCGAATGACGAACTGGGAAAAATATTTAAGAAACATATTGATGAAATGGAATAATTACAAAAGCTTTTGAATTTTACGCCTTGAATTATAGGTATTTATAATAATTGCTCCTTCTTGGCGAGTACATTCCAATTCACCCGAAACATATTTTTTGTACCGTTGTTCAATCAGTTTTATTTGTTCAGATACAAACATTACATGTTCGCCGTTTCTAGGCGTCTCATTAAGAGACTCCCTAACTTGTATATCGCAACACTGACAAAGATTCATGATAATATAGTAGATGGTGATATTATATTATCACTTTTTAAAGCGTTCAATTTTTTAATTGTGTGTCGGGACCGCTTTGATTTAATTCCAATTTCCTTTTTATATATTTATTAAATAAAACCCATTTCAAATGAGAGATTTCTTAAATATTTTATTCGTCTTCAGCTGCTGCGGAAGATGAAGAGGGTTCTTCTTGCACACCAGGAGGTTGAAGAAAATGAAGAATATCTAGCGATGATGATAAAAATTCATGAATTTCATTAATATATGATTTAAAATTTGCATAAACACCTTTAATATTTTTTTTACCTTTGTATTTTATCTCTGGGTATGTTATCTTGAAATCATAATGACCCCTAAATTCTAAACGCGGATATGGATTATTATAACGCTTGTCCACAATAATCAGATTAGATTCCCTTTCTCCTCGGCTGTGGGACCATAGAGAATAATTTGCTCCAGGCAAGCCTTTGTAATAATAATTTATTAACTCCTTATTTTCATCTGGATCCGTTATTAACATATTAACCATTGTCTCATAATCAGGTAGTTTAAAATTCAATTCATCTTTACGTATATAAGGGGCATTAACCCAGCCAGACATCTGCTCGTCAGCCGCAGCAGATGATGCAAAGGCGGAACCAAAAACCCAGTTTGGGTTCTTCTCTGCAAATTCGTCTTGGACGCCGTTGTACCAACGATAAAAAATTAGAATTTTATATAATTTTTGAATTGTTTTGCTTATATTCTCCATGAATGGTGCAGAAATATGAATGTGTACTCCACACGAACTAGGTAACGGTTTCTCAACACTCGGGCCGATATCACCGATCGGACCGCTATGACCAGTAGGATATCCGACATCGGCCCCACAATTAATAATGCCTTGATTATGCCAATCGCGCAAAGACTTTAAAAATTCGTCCTCAATTGAATCATTGTTATTTTCATCAATTAATTCGGTTCCATCATACAAAATTACTCTGTTCGGATTTATAACTAATTCAATACTACAATCGGTGTCACGTTCACAATGAGCCATTAATTCTGGCACTCCTTTAAAAAGAGAGTCCCTGTCGTGCGTGGACGTTAAACATTCAACTGAACAAGGTTTCGAAGTATCACAGTCGCGTTCTTTAAACTTGCAACTCCTACCACCCCCTAAAATATTTGTTGATTTTTTATCCCTAAAACAAGTTTCTATTTCTATACCAATTCTAAAAAGCGGCTTGCTTTCTGTTGTCATCTCGTTTTCTGCTATCGTCTCGTTTTCTGCTATCGTCTCGTTTTCTGCTGCGGCAGAACCACCTCGTTTTTTACCATTTTTCTTTTTTCTTTTGGCAGTTTTTTTTACACATTTTTCCAAATCAAAATCATATACGTGATTTTTTAACCCCAAGCCCTCGCAAAAATATGATTTTCTTTTAACACGTCTTCTTTTCGTTTTACTTCTTAATTTACGGGTTGCTTTACTTACTCTTGTCCTTAGCCCACCCTTCATATATTATATGTTTTTATATTTAAATAATAATCCCATTCCCTAATTTATAATTGTCATTTTCATTGTTTTTTTAGCAACGTGCGGCAATTTTGCACGAGTATAAAATATATCCATCTTTTTCATACATTTGTTTAATGCGTGGGTATTTGCACGCTTTATTATAAAGTCTACGAAGTCAATTATGTAATTTTTATCAAACTGAAATAATGTCAAATTATGTCTTTTACACCAAGACTCAAATTGACTCAAGTTAAAAAATAAGATAAACTTCAAAAAATAATACGCAGTTAAATTGCACGTCTCTTTATATTTTACAGAAGTACATTTACAATCGCTAATTTCATCATAAGAGAAGTTCAAATGCTTTAGTATTTTGGTGCACTGGAATAATGAAAAACTTAATTCTTTATTCAACAAATGTTTAAATAATGCTATAAAGCCCTTTTTGTCTTTTGTCTTGAAAAAGGAAACAAAAACAATATTCAAAACCTCTGCCCATATTTCAACATAGGCTTCATATACTCGTATCCCATTTTTATTTTGAACTCTGAATTGTTTAAATATTCTTTCTTCAGCTTCAGAATTATTATAATGAGAAAAATCTAAACCTAAACAATGAAATGACTCGTGTATTAAGACTTTAAACCACTCTTCGTGTCTGAAAATATAAACTTCTGTTTCAGGTGCACACGATGTTGTAAAAGCACTATTTGCGTGACTGGTAGTGATCGGTTCGTTATGCGACGGTAGTTGTTTTTTAAAAGGCGTAAGTAACAGATAAATAGTTGTTCTTAAACTACAATTGCCTTTTTTTACGTAAGGTAAAATAAAATTCAGCCAAAAATATATTTTATTAAAACATTCCTGAAAGTAATTCAAAATATTGTTGTCTTTTGTATTTGGATTTTCAGAAGGTAAATAAAAATGAATTGTAAATTTTCTTTCCCCGATATTTATACTATATTGTTGATAAAACCCATTTGAACTTTGTAAAAAATTATATATTTTTTGGTCAATAAAATCCGAATCAGGAATTTGTAATTTTTTAGGATATTTATTCAGAAATGTTATTGGGGTGCAAGAATATCCCGGGCTGCCACTATCTAATTTGTCTTTTATTTCACGAAGTGACTTATGAAAAATATTCAATGACGAAATTGTAAGCCCGATGTTTTGTTCTAAATCTGGTAATTTAGTGAGTAACTCATTCATATATATTATTCAGAATAAATCTTTCTAAGAATAAATCTTTCTAAATAATAAATGGGAAATATATTTTCTATATGTACAAGTAAAAGAAAAAATAAACACAATTTAAATTCAGATACTAATACAAATTCAGATACTAATTTAAATTCAAATACTCATTCAAATAATTCAGAGTATAGAAAAATAAAAGTAAAAGGTAAAATATATACACTTTTTAAAGATATAGAACCCAAGGATTGTTTTGAAATTTAAAACAAAATTATTTATTCATATTTTTGTTCCATTGAATCCGCCATCTATTACTAATTCCGAACCATTTATAAAATTGCTCATATTAGATGCCAATAACAAAACCATTCCACATAAATCATTAGGTTCTCCAAACCTATGTAATGGCGTATGATCCAAAATGTCTTTTTTTCGGGACTCGCTTAAAATCTCTCTGTTTTGTTCTGCTGGAAAAAATCCGGGGACTAGTATATTAGTGGTTATATTTTTGTCTCCATATTCCCTTGCAATATTTTTCGAAAAATTATGAAGGGCCGCCTTACTCGCAGAATACATAAACACTTTTGATAGTGGAGTTATTCCACTTATAGATCCAATATTCAATATTTTTCCTGGCTTGTTTAATTGCAATGTTTTTTCTATATAAATTTGAGAACATCTAACAACAAAGAAAAAATTAATATGAAACAAATTTAACATATCATTATATTTCGTTTCCAATATATCCTTTGAACTATTTATTCCAGCTCCATTTATTAGCATATTAATATATTTATACTTTTTGTATATCGCATCAAATAATATTATTATACTATCTTCTTGAATATCAAATTTGTAAAATGTTATATTTTCATGAGAAACGAGCTTTTCAACTTTGTCTTTATTTCTGCCAACTATTATAACATTTGCTCCGTGTGAAACAAGTGAATGAGATATTTCAGACATTAAAGTTCCTGTTCCACCAAACACTAAAATATTATTACCAGATAAATCAAACATAATTATACATTTGATTTATCTTAATCGTTTTATATTTATTTTGTAGTATTATTAATTCAAATATATGAAGTTAATACATTAAAAAAAAAATTGAACTTAAAAATACTAGTCAATC